AGGCGGCGCAACAAATGAATGGCTTTGGGGCTCAGTTAGGCAACGCAGCTCAAAAAATAGACGACGCGTCTAAAAGAATGTACGATAGCGGAAGTATAGGAGTCGGGTTGCCAGCTCTGAATCTTGGTACACAGGGACGATAATGATTACAAAAGATATACTAAACGCTTCTTTTAAAGGCGTTCGATTTTTCGTAGAAAAAGAAAGCTTGCCGAAATTCGGGAGGAATTTAACAAACCATGAGTACCCCAACACTTCGGATCAGTTCGTGGAGGACTCGGGGGGGTTTGCGCTAAATTTTGAGTTGGATTGTTTTGTTGCTGGGCTTGATTCAAAACAGAAATTGAATGCAGTTATAAATGCCTGCAATGAAGGCGGCGCAGGCCGTTTGGTGATGCCTTACCTTGGTGAGTATCAAGTGTACGCAGGCGAGTGTAGCGTTTCGATCGCTCCTTATATTGACAGCGAACGAATCGATTTTAAGCTGTGTTTTTCTCAAAGTAGAAGCGAAGGTGGGCTGGCAAAAGATGTTGATACGTCTTCGATTGTCAAGGCAAACGGCGAGGCGGCGCGCGAGGCGGCGCTTGTGTCTTTTTCTAAAAAGAATGGTATTACAAAATCCGATCCTCTATCAAAAACAATCGCGCAATCTGACCTAATCCAATCGTTGCGCGATGTGAGAAAAATAATCAACTCCGTTCCGAACTTAGCGCGAAACAACGAGCTGTTAAATAGTTTTGGGCAAGTCTCAAAAGCCGTTGGTGATTTGATAAGTGACTCTTACGCGCTCGGCCAATGGCTAATGGGCTCTAAAGGAATCTACACCTTGCTTTCTACAGGTGTTTTAGGTGAGGGTAACTTTTACCTTTTAAGCACAATTTTGGATTTGTCAAACAGCTTCGAGAGCAAGCAAACGACGGCGATAAATCTGATTAACTTTCAAGCAAACAGCTTTTTTGATGATCCAGAAACATTCTCTGGTTTGAGTAGCGACGCTTATTGGGTTCCAGACACAAAAATTAGAATTTTTAGGAACGAGCAGCGAAAAGCATTTTCGGAAATGCACCGCCAAAACCTCCTGATCATTGCGTTTGAGCTTTTCGGTGATGCAAAATTCAATGATGATTTAGAGGCGGCGGCTGCTAAACAAAAACTAGAATTGGCTTATATTGATTTTATCCATAACCAATCGTACTCCCCGCAAACGCTTTTTAATTTAGAGTCTTTTGAGTCTTTTGATATGCTGCGGCTTTCTTCCTTAAACGCCGCAAAAAACAATCAAACAGTAAGTTTTAGAGTACAGAAAGAGAGTTATGATTCTTTTTGCGGAAGCTCGATGCTAAACCTAGCCTATTTAACACAGGCAGAGGCGCTTAAGAACGAGTCTGATTTGGGCAGAGTTTATAACGCAATGCGAAACGCCAACGCGCGTCGCACATATTTTGTCAATGGCGAGTTTAACGTTTTGAGGGCATCATGAGCTGGTCGGTTCGCGTGGCTGGTGTTCAATACGAGTCATGGACTTCGTTAAAGTTTTCTCGCTCTATTAAAGACAACACTGGGCGCTTTGGCTTTGAGACTACTGACAAAAGCCCAGGGTTGCAACCCATAAGAGCAAATGAAGTGGTCACGATTTTTTACAAGTCCACATTGGTTTTTACTGGGCATCTTGACGTTTTGAATTTTAAAGGATCTCGTTCTGGTTCCTCGATTGGATATAGCGGGCGTGGTGTCATGTCAGATTTAGCAGATTCGAGCTTGCATGACTCAGCAAAATCAATAAAAGGCAGCAGTGTAACCATAAAATCAACAGCCTCGCTTATTTTGAATGCTTTAGGCGTAGCAGGGTATCAAGTTGTTGATAAAACAAAAGACGCCATAGGTGATAAAAAAGTCAAACTGCAAAAAGTTGGATCGAGCGGGGCTTCTGCAATGCAGTTTTTGGCTAAACTCGCAGCCGCAAACCAGGTTTGGCTTGTTGAAAACGAAGCTGGCAACCTAGAAATTATCAGAGCAGGTGAGGTTGTATCTGACTTTAAATTCTACTATCTGATTAAAGGCGATGGATTAAACAATATTTTAGATGCTGATTTAAAAATTGACTTAGCCAACTCATTTTATAAAATAAAAGTTAGAGGCAAAGGGTCTATTGCTTACAACGTGAGCAACCAAGCAGATAGCGACGTTGTGGATATCTTTGGGGAAAACATAGACGATTGGAGCAGAAAAACTAGATATTTAGAAATTAAAAACACAGACATAAAAACAGCGAGCGCAGCAAAATCAAGGGCTTTAGACGAGGTAAATTTGAGGAGAGCTAAGGCTTTGGAGTATCGAATTTTGACTAATTCGTTTGTGGATAAGTCTGGTAAAATACTGCGAATCGGTGATCTTATTTTTGTTGAGGATGAACAGCGGTCGATGTTTGGGAAGTTCGTTGTCGCTTCTTTTGATGTGTCTTTTGATAGAGCGACTGGCACACAGGTAAACATTTTGCTTGCGCCTGCCGAAGCGTATCAAATAGTAGATATTGACGAGAGAGAATCAAAAGTTAAGAAAACAAGCAGCTTGATTAAAAAAGGGTAAATTGTGCAAATCTTTAAAATCATAAAAGCAAATGAGACCGGCGATCAAGAATCTGAAGTTTCGGGGGATGGGATGACTGGGGTTGCTGTACAGCTTTTCGCGCCTCACGGGCACGCATATCGCCCAAAAGCCGGGCAGTTATCATTCTCTTTTTCAGTAGACGGCGACGAAGGCAACGCCGCGCACATCGCGCCACAAGCAAAAGTTGATTTAAAATTGTCTGAAGGCGAAAGCGCTTTTGGCAATTTTGAAGCTAAATGTTATGCTGTTTTTAAAAATGACGGTACGATTGTTTTTAAAGCAAAAAAGGTTATTTTTGAGTCGGATGTTGAAACGACTGGCACAACCAAAGCGCTTGACTTTATCGAAAGCACAAATAACAAGACTTTTGTCACGCATTTGCACAGTGGCGTTCTGCCTGGTGGTGGCAACAGCGGGGGTGTTATTTAATGCAAGATTTGGCATTTTTAATGAATTCAAACGGTCTTTTCGTTTGGGATTTTGACGAAAAAAAAGGCGATCTGAATGTTGTTGATGGGTTTGAGACTGCTTGTTTAGCAACTATTTTCACCAATTCGCGCCTTGACGAATCACAGGTATCACCGCCACTCGGTCGGTCTGGTTGGATCGGCAACATTCAAACTGCAATAGAGCCGCGAGAGATTGGTGGGAAAACATGGGGGCTCGAGAATCAAAAGGTGACAACATATCTTTTGACTCAGCTAAAAGAGGCTGTTTCGCGAGCATTTGATTGGATGCTTAAGGACAAAATTGCTCGAAACATTAATGTGTCATGCTCTTTTATTTACGATAAAATAGACGTTGTTGTTAGAATAACAGCTCGCGATGGTGCAGCGTATGAAACTGTTTTAACTTGGAAAAACACAAATGCCTTTACGAACACTATCGATAAAAACACTAGAGGATAGCGGGCTGGCTCGTTTGAGCGAGCGAGAGCCTTCGATAAACGTAAATGTTTATGGCAACCACATCCAAAATCTAGTAAAGTCAATCGCTTATGCGATATTCCCTGTTACCTCGCTTATTGGCGATGTGTATAAAGACGTGTTCCCTCAAACAGCAGAAGGGGATGTGTTGGATGCAAACTTTGGTGCGATGGAAGGGCTTTTAAGAAAGCCAGCGAGCAAATCAACTGGGAAAATTGCTGTTTTTGACAGCATTGGCACAAACATCCCAGTTTTTACAAAATACAACACTTCCGATGGAGTCGAGGTTGAAACAGTATTAGCAGGAACCGTGGCTATTCAAGTGACCACGATAGCTAGCGTTGTAAACAACGACGGGGTTGTCACTTTCACGGCTGGGCTTGTTCCCCACAATATCCCAAAAGGGTCTTTAAGTACCATATCGATAGGCAATCCGCTTGTGGATGGGGTTCGTGAGATAGTCGGTGTCTCGCAATCTACGTTTTCTATTGTTATTGATTCGATAACCCCAATCAGCGGGACTGGCACCGCAACCGCAAACTATGCTGTTATCCAATCTCAAACAGTAAGCGATGGTGCTGATTCACAGGTTGAGGGCTCTATCGAATTGCAAGGCGACAACGAAGCTTATGCCCTGTTTTCAGGGTTGAGCGGCGGCGCTGACAAAGAAAGCGACACTAGCTACAAAGCCAGAATTATAAAAACCAGGGGGGCTTTAGAAGGGGTTTTTACGCAACCTCAAATTATTTTGGCTGCGCTTTCTGTGCCAGGCAATACGCGCGCGTGGGTGGTATCTCCAAAGACCTTGGTTGCTGGTGGCACGCCTGGTGTGGCTGGGTATAAACCACAGCCAGGTGAGGTTTGTGTATATTTTTTGAGAGACAACGACGTTTACCCGATCCCCGACGCTGGAGAGATCGCTACGACAAAGGATGCGATCATTCAAAAGGGACGAATGCCCGCGAACACACTAGATTCGGATATTTTTGTTTTTTCGCCAACCCTTGTCACAGCTTTAATTCAAATTGACAATTTGTCGCCAAACACCCCAGAAATGAGAGCCTCTATTGAAGGCGAGGTGAGAGCTTATTTTGAGGACTTTGTTGATTTTGAAACATCCGTAAGTGCTGAGGATTTGATATCTGTAGTAAAATCAACTAGAGACCCAGCAAATAGAGCGGTGTCTACCTTTAATGTTGTCAGCACTGATCAAAACCCAGGCAGCGGTGGGCTGCTTGTTTATGGAGCGATTCAATGGCTTTAGTAGGCAGGCTGACCAATTATGCCGCGCTGGGGGTGCCAACTATCAATGGAGTGCCGATTGGAGAGGCTGGGGTGTTTGACAACTCAACACAAGAGTTCAAATACACCCCCACGCGAGAGGAATGTGATCAGTGCCTTCAAATATTCACAGACTCGTTACCAAAAGGAAGGCTTTGGGAGGCGTTCAGTGTGCCAAAAACAGTCAATAATGCCTTCGCTTATGGCGTAGGATCAATGATCGCTATTGTTTTGGCATATTGCAATTATTTGAGGCGCGAGCTTGATCCAAACACAACAACCGACTTAATAAGTGAGTGGGAGGATAGCGTAGGACTTCCTGATGCGTGCTCAATTAAAGCGGGGTTAGATATCGAGTCGAGGCGAAAACAGGTTATTTTGCGGTGGCGACGCACACCTATCGTTTTAGCTTCTGAGATAGAGCAGATTGTTCAAAATCTAACTGGATATGCTATAAAAATACGCCCAAACAGAGATAGCTTATCATTTGATTTTGCAGAGTTTGACTCGCCGTTTGGGTCGATATTTAATAGATTTACAGTTGATATTTTTGTTGATTTTGATGACTCTGGCGGGTTTGACGAAGGTCAATTTGACGAAATTGAGCTTGATGCGAAGTTCGCGTTCCCGTATTTTGTCGAATGTATCATTTCGCAACTTTTGCCAGCAAACGTTTTGGCAAACTATTTTTACTCGAATGTTTTGTACAATGAGATTTTGTAGAGGGAATTTATGAAAAGATTCGGTTTAACGACAACGCCATTTTTTGTAGCACCTGGTAAAGTAGATATCCCTGAAGGCGATCCAAGAGAATTAACCAACATGACTGACCAATTTGCAAATAGTGCTTATGGGGAGCTATTTAATATTTTGTCAAAACAGGGCATAACGCCGGCGGCAACAACAGCATCTGATCTTAATCAGCTGAACCGAGCGATCACGTCTATACAGCTTGGCTCGAATTTATACACCGACACTGGTACAGCACAAGCAAAACTGCTTACGCATAAATCGGGCTCAAATTTTTTGTACAAAACATCAAACGTTTTGCAAAATGCCTTTTGTTTGCGCTTTGTAAATAGCGTTGCTAGCAATGGAACGCCAGTCACAATTACTATTTTTGACGCTGCAAACGCTCAAAATTTGCCAAGTGTCACAAACATACCTTTTGTTAAATCAGATGGTAGCGAGTTTTTGGCTAGCGAACTCGCAGCTGGTGATGTTGTCGATTGTTTTTATGATTCAAGCATATCAAAATTCAAAACGTTATTAAAAGCTGGTCAAACAGTTCAGTATTTTTCATCCCCCCCGACGGCAAACGTTGGCGCGTCCATTTTTGTCGAAGGCCAGGGTTATATGCACTGGGGCGGTAGCGCGTACGCGCCTGACCAATTTACAGTTGAGGTAACAAATAAAAAAGCATATTACACCTGGGATTATTCGCTATCAAAATACAGGGTGTCAATCTCTATTTTATACCAAGTGACATCGGCGAATGTGCTTCAAAGTGTCACGTATGGGGTAACGCTTTCGGCGACCCCTACCCCAAATGTTTTGATAACCCCAATTAACGATGCAGCAACCCCTTCCAGGGCTGTTTTACACGCAACTGTATCAACAGCCGCAGTTAGTATAGCATCGACGTCGATAGGTTTTGTTGATATTTTAGTTATAGGGGAGGCGACATGAAAATAAAATATTGTGGGCGATTAAATTCTTTTTATCGAGTTGGGTTAGATAGTGAAATTCCTTTTGACGTGGTAGACGTTTCTAAAGAAACATTTGATTCGCTTTGCTTTGATGAAACAATAAATGGGAAAATTATTGTTGCAGATAAAAACAGCAATCCAATTGCTGCCCCGATAAATTTCAAGCAAGACAAAAGTGGAGACTGGGTTTATGACTCTGTGTTGGATCAGAGGCAGGTTGATAAAATTAAAATTTATGTTTTGAATGATTTAAAAGATCGTTATTTAAATTTAAAAAACGGCGCTTTTCCTGTTGATTTTACACATATTGTCAAAAATCTAAACTTACCGAATCAAACTGATATTTTATTCCCAACCACGCAGCCAGTAGCGAATTTATCAGTTTTGCCAAAAGTGAAAACTCAAAACGAAAATATTGTTGATTTTTCTACCAACAAAATAAAATATCCAACCCACGACAGATGTGTTTTATGGGTTCAGGACAGCTTAGATATACAAAGTGTATGCTCACAAGGTCATGTATTGGCGACTGATTGGGTTTTAAAAACCCCTAAATCAACAATATTTGACTATATTCATTATCAACAGATAGGTATCTCTGGCATTCAATACAATTCAACTCAGATAAGAACAGCTCAGCCTGATGGATATCCGGTCGTTATTGATAAAATCTCACTCAAAATGCTCATGTTTATTTATTCAACAATAAACTCAAAAAAAGAGCAGCTGCATGGGCGATATCTTTTGTTAAAAACACAGATAAACAACTGTGCAACAATGGCCGCACTTGAATCGCTTAAAGAGAATATGAAAACGGGGTGGGTTGAAGTTTTTAGTGATACTCAAACACCAGCTGGCTTGACAGTTGTTAAATAGCCTTGTATTATTATCTACGTTACTATTTTGGTAAAAACCTTTGGGTTAATTGGAAACAGTTTCTAGAGATCCTGTTTGCTTCAATCGAAAAGATTGGAAAGCTCTGTGAAGGGTCGAAACTTCACAGGGCTTTTTTATTGCTTAAAATCCAGGTTTAAACCCATAAAATATCATCAATTAGTGCCTGCTCTTGTCTGTTTGGATTGTTTTTTATTCTAGCATCATGTTGGTTGACCCAGCCTGCCAAAGAGAAATTTTTATCAATAAAATCGCATTCTTCAAAAAGATCGTCGTGATGAATGCCGATTTTTTGCCACTTCATTTTTGAGTTTGTTGCAAAAATTATACCGTTATTTTTTTTTAAATAAACAGGGGCTTTGTCGATACACTCAAATCCGTACATGCACATTACAACCGCACCTTCGTTCATGCGAATCGTCGCGCTTTTAAAATCAAAAATCATTTCGTCTCCTAAAATCCAGGCTTAATCGGTGTTTCAAGGCACTCAAACGGTAGCGATGGGTCATTGACACACTGAGCAGCGCTTGCCTGACTGTTTGGCTTATGTTGATCTTGCTGCGGCTTTTCAACCATCAGCTGATCATGCTCAGGCGATCCGCAAGCAGTTAAAAAAATAAAAATTAATATCAAAACATTTTTCATGGCTTATCCTATTTAAAAACAGAGCGACCAGCGCCCCGTGGTTAGATGTGTTTTTTATTTTTTAATTGTTGTTTTAAAAAGGCATTCAGTGTGTTTTCTGACCTCGACGCGATTAGCGATCCGTCAGAGAACCTTGTAAATCTCCTTTTGAACTCCACCGAAAGCTCTTTGATATTCATGAAAGTCATGTCGCTTTCTAAAAAGGCTTTCTGCTCTTTTGTCAAAAGCCCTGGGGAGCCAACTTTTCCAGCCCTTATAATTTTTACCATTTTTTTACTCCTGCTGTTAAAAAAAACTAAAACTGATACCCTTTTTTAGCCAAAAGCTCCATAAAATACATCTGGGATTTTTGGCATCTTTTGATCATTTGATCCTCTTTTTTGGCATCTCTTTTTAGAGAAACCCAGCTTAACCGAATCTCTGGTTTAATGCTGCTCACCACGTGCTTATTGACATCATCCCGCGGTTTTAAGAGTTCGACTGGGGTGTCTACCAATGCGTACGCCAAAACAGATTCGTTCACATCCCACAAGTGCATGTAGGCGCGCAGTTGCCACTCATATTTTTTTCCACCACCATCGTTTAAAAACAGTGGGAAAGTTTCCTTTGACCAAGATGTTTTTAAATCGATCACCATGCTTTTTTCTTTATCAAAAATATCGCACTCGCCTGTTATTAGATCGGTGGTGATTCGCTCTTTGTTCTTTTTGTAATCAGTGCCAAAAACCTGATTGAACAAATCGATTGAATCTTGCTCACATAAAATGCCTTTTTGAACGCTTTGAAAATCCAATTCATCATCATCCCAACCAAGTACGATTTGACTAGCGAGTTTTGTTATCTCGGTTAGCGCCCCCTCCGGCAAAACATCCTTTTCTGGATATCCCATAATTTTTGACAATGACGAAGCCCTAAACTGTTTCATTTTTCACCTCACCACCAAACAGCCCGTCATTCGTTTCCACTCGAAACGAAAACAGCTCTTTTTTCTGCGCTTCAGTAAAGAGCTTGCCTGCTTTTTCTTCTTTTTCGATCAGCTCTTGTGGAGCTAAGCCAAACTCAATCTGATTTTTCCATTCCTGTTTTTTCGCCTCAAACTCGCCGAATGTCAATGTTTTTGGCGGTTGTTTTTTATCAGAATAAGGACTATCGCCCTCGTCCTCGACATTGTCTAAAACAACAACAGAGCCTTCAATAGTTTCTGTTTTTTTGCCTAGCTCACCGGCATTATCTATTGTGAAAGCATTTTGCATTTCAATCGACATCGGCAAATATTTCCACCCGCGACGAAGGATTGTCTTCCTAATCATTTCGCTCTCATTAGAAATCCAAGGCGTATCAGAAATGCCATTTGATTTTGCATAAGAGAAAGATTTTGACGTGTCTCTAATTTTATAAATATCTTCGATTGTCATCCACTCAAAATGACTTCCACCATCTTTAAATTGCGCCACCATGTAGGCAAGTGTTTTTTTCCCACGATCCCCTTTCAAGAATGGTTTGTGACAAACACTTGGAACCAAGCCTAACGACAAATCAAATTCATCTTTTTCATAAACAATTTCCGCACTTATACTTGATATTTGCCCAGAGCGCCTAGCCAGTGCGAGCAAACCTCGATACCCAACGATCAATGTGATCTCGTTGCCGTACGGCACTAGATATGAGTGCCCAAGATGCCCGCCAATCTCAAGACCGAGCTGACTTGATTGAATTACTGATCGAATCAAGCTGTTTTGATTTTTGCTAGCAACATCCCTTAATTTTTTGTTGCAAGACAACTCATTGACAACCACTCTCGCCATTTTTTCTGGAGTTATCCCGTTTGAAATGACACTGCTTATCTGTTTTAATGAACCCCACAAGGCGTTTTGTATGACACTTATTTGCGAGATAGCTAAATCACTCATTTTTTCTCCCATTGAATTAAAAATATAATTGTAAATCATTTTAAATTAATTGTAAACCATTTAAATTAATTGCAATTTAATTTAATTTAGGTTATTATTGTTCTTTTTAACAAACGGGGGTTTTCATGAGGGACCAAAGCGTTAAGCTTTTAATTGACAAATTAAGAATTGTTGCGTGTAGGGTTTTTAAAATATCCGGGCACCCTGGATATTTTAAAATTGAGGGCGGGGCAATAAAAACAAGACTTATAAGCGACTCGGGTTGCACTTTATGGCATGAGAGCGGCAACTATTTTAAAGATTTTTTTAATAATGAACTCGAGATTTGTGATGACATTGATTATGAAACAGGTCAGCCAAAGCCAAAGCCTGTTGATTTTGCTACTGCTCTGCGAGATATGATTGATAACCCTCAGGCGTTATACAAATGTTGTGAAAGGATTTTCTATTACAGATATGTTGATCTTTATGAGTTCAATAAATCGCAAAGCCCTGAATCTTGTGGTCGCATAGCGACTGATTCTATTGGATACTATTTGAATAAAAACTGGTTCAAAATCAAATAACCATTTCACGGCGTTGGAAAAATTGTGTAGAATAGAACAATAAGCGATAAAAATCGTTTATGAAAACAGTTTCTTCAGATCCTGTTTGCTTCAATCGAAAAGATTGGAAAGCTCTGTGAAGTTCGTACCTCCACAGGGCTTTTTTTTTAAATTGGAAAAAACATGAAAATTAAATTAATTGCTGCATTATCGAACAACAGAGTGATTGGTATTAATAACCAATTACCCTGGCATGTTCCTGAGGATTTTGCGCACTTTAAAAAACTCACAGAGCACCAACATATTTTGATGGGTCGCAATACCTGGGAGTCTATTTTTAACTTGCGTCAAAAGCCGCTGCCCAATCGCCATCACGTTGTGATAAGCCGTTCGGCTCTGTTGTTGCCACAAGGCGTTGATTTAGCGAACTCAATCGAAGCCGCGATCTCCTTGTGTCGCCAATCCAATATCGACAACAACGAAAGTAAAGATATTTGCATTATTGGTGGGGCGCAAATTTACGAACAAAGCCTGGCTTTTGTTGATGTGCTGGAGCTGACATACGTGCACGTCGAGCTCGAAGGTGATGCGTTTTTCCCAGAGTTGCCGCACGGCATGTTTAAAGAGGTAGATCGGCGCTCGATTGTCAGCGCTAAAGAGCCTTTTTATGAAGCCAGTTTTGTAAGTTATCGAAAAAATACGTTATAATTCAAGTGCAGGCGGTTGTCTGCATTTGCTAAAAAATATGGGGGAAGGCAGGCATGCCGTCGGATTCGACACCCGACACCCCCCATTCCATTCAATGTGTCGATCCTAGTCGAGGAGAACAAATTGCACTACTATCCGCATCATATTGGTGATTATCGCTCATCAACATCGCACTTATCAAACGAAGAAGACTTGACCTATCGACGATTACTCGAAATGTATTATGATTCAGAGCAACCTATCCCGCTTGAAACCAACTGGGTTGCAAGGCGGTTGCGCGTTGGTTGTGAGTCGGTTGTGGCGGTGCTGAATGATTTTTTTGAAAAGCGAGAAAATGGGTGGTATCACGCCAAATGCGAAAAAATAATTAAGAAATATCACTCTCAAGCAGTCATTGCTAGAGAAAATGGAAAAAAAGGAGGGCGGCGCAAAGCCGCGCCAAACAACGATGTAAACCCAGCGGGTTCCAAGTCGGTACCCAGCCCTAAGCCAGACCTAAGCCAACCCCTAGCTAACCAAGAACCAGTAACCAGTAACCAAGAACCAGTAACCAAGAACCAATTGTTTAAAGAAAAAAAACAACAAGCCGAAAAGCCTGCTGATGTTGATGAGCAGACGTGGCGAGATTTTGTATCTCATCGAAAAAACAAAAAGGCATCGATCACAAAAACAGCGATCAGCGGCATTAGAAAAGAAGCCGAAAAGGCGGGCATATCGCTAACCGAGGCATTGTCAATTTGCGTGATCCGTGGGTGGATTGGATTTGATGCGACTTGGTTAAAAAACAATCAAAATAGCAATCAAAAGCCAAAAGAAAAGACGCTTATCGAAAAAATGTTGGAAGCCGAAGATAGGAAAAGCAAAACCTTTGACGTACAGGCAACCGAGCTTGTCACCAAACAATCTGGTGATAATTATTTAGCCATTACTGAGGAGGCTCGCGATGAGTAAAAAAAATTATATTGAACTTAAAAAAGCTTATCTCGAATTTATAAACGAGCTGTTTATTGACTACCGCCACCCCCAAACCAGCCTGTCAACACAAGAATGGTTGTCAATCGGTGAGAGATACGGTTTTGAAAACGTGATTGGGATGGTGCTTAAAATTCGCTCAAACCCAGACTCTAACGGATTTATCATCCGCGTTTCAGAGATTGAGAGACTTTTGAACGGCACAAAATCTAATAGAGCCTCTTTAGCGTGGTCAAAATTAATGGCTGTTATAGATCGATCAACTGCATATCTTTTTGTCTTTGACGACCCCTTGCTGCACGTCACGATCGATTCTATCGGTGGGTGGGAGGCGGTTTGCTCTTGGAGGGTAGACGAACTCGGGTTTAAGCAAAATGAGTTTTCAAAACATTATGAAACAGCAGAGCGGCTGTCAGCTATCCCAAAATACACCCCTGTGTTTAGCCTTGGTGTCATGGTTTCAGAGACAATCCCTGTTGGGGATAGAAGTAAGTGCGAAAAGGTGTATCGGCTTGAATTCGTTGGGGCAGCACAAGAAAATAGCGCAACACCAACGGTTCTCATTCAGTAGATTTCTAATGATATAACAAAATATTATAGGTTTTAAAATCCTATAATTAAATGAGATGACAAACGCTATTGATATTATATTTATAATATGTATAATACTCATATTGATTAATTAAAAAGGAACGAAAATGGATAACATTACAGCAGCAAGAGCAAAATATTCAGCAGCGATGCTAGCGATTCGATCAGAGCATGATTTGGCTTGGGAAGCAGCAAAAAAAGCCATTGACGAAAAGAGAGATGAACAACTAGCGGCTGCCAACGCTGAGTTTGAAGCTGAGATCAGGGAAGCTGGTTTTGGTGGGTAAGGTTTTTATTTGGGGTTAAAAATGAAAAAAAGAGTTTATAAAAGGTGGGCTTGTCAAAAGATGAAAAACCTTGAGCTTTTCGATGTTGTGAAAGACGTTGGGTTTTGTGGTGTTCGGTTTACAGTTGCTCGGGTTCTTTTTAATGGGGTTCCCGATGGCGTAAGGATAATTTCTAGGGGTTGGCAATGATTATAAGAAATATGACAAATGATGAGCTTTTGAAACACACTATGATGGATAGTTCTGAGGTACGTCCAGGAACTTAGAAAATCTTTAAATAAAATGAGAGATTCGTTAGGTTAAAAATATTTTAAAAAGGGAAGAAAATGGTAGAAAGTATGACAAATGAAGAGCTTTTGGCCCACACACAGCTGGACTGTTCTGAAGTTATTAAAGAGCTTAGAAAGAGGCTAATGTCAAAAATCGATAATGCTGATGGATTAGAAAGTCGTTTTGATGAAATAATATCATCGTTCGATGATCTTGAGGATGAGATTGGAAGCATTAAAGAAAATCTTAAGGACTTGGCACGCGAATTAAATTAAAAATATTTTGAAGGGGTGAATTGTGGCAGTAAATAAAGTTATTTTAGTTGGTAATTTAGGTGCAGATCCCGAAACACGTTATATGCCAAACGGCGATGCGGTTACAAATTTTTCATTAGCAACAACTGATCGATGGAAAGATAAAAGTACGGGCGAAGCAAAAGAGTCCACGGAATGGCATCGTGTTGTGATTTATGGAAAGCTAGCAGAAATTGCGGGCAAATATCTGAAAAAGGGCGCTCAGGTTTATCTTGAAGGTAAATTAAAAACCAGAAAATATCAAGATAAAAGCGGGCAAGAGCGCTACACAACTGAAGTTTTCGCAGATCAAATGAAGATGTTGGGATCAAAAGGAGCGGACGGCAACGATAGTCAAAATCAGCAGCCACAAGGCGCTGATAGAGCGAGGACTGGCGCTACCGTAGCCAAAACCAGTGATGATGATCTACCGTTTTAAAGGGCATTTCAATGTGTAAAATGTGTGAGGTGTCACAGCAAGATCGGTTCGCTGGGGGTTATGATTTTAAGTGTTTGAGCTGCTGCGTTAGAGCGCTTAAAAAAACAAGACCTCTCGGGAGGGCGCACCAAGAATCGATTCTTGAGGTGATTTTAAGAGTGCGTGGCGCACCAACAAAAAAATCTATTTTGGGAGAGCTGAGTGAGAAAAAGTAACGTGTTTGCGCTGGGTCGTTTGAAAACCGGCGAGCGAAACAAAACAGAAGCAGCTTACGAATCTCACTTAAAATTACTCATGCTGGCAGGCGAGATTGCTTGGTTTAAATTTGAGGGCTTAAAATTTAGACTGGCAGACAACACATTTTACACCCCAGATTTCATAGTAATGATGACCAGCGGGCAAATCGAGGTTCACGAAGTCAAAGGCTTTTGGCAGGATGATGCCAAAGTCAAAATCAAAGTAGCGGCTGCTCTTTTCCCATTCAAATTTTTGGCGGTTAAAGCAAAAACTAAAAAAGAGGGTGGCGGGTGGTGCCTAGAGGAGTTTTGATATAACAAAATATTATAGGTTTTAAAATCCTATAATTAAATGAGATGACAAACGCTATTGATATTATATTTATAATATGTATAATACTCATATTGATTAATTAAAAAGGAACGAAAATGAAAATTGATTTTTTAGTTGTTGTTGAGTCAAAAAATAAAAAAATAGCAAACGCGCTTAGAAAGCATCGCTTCTTCTCAAACGATGTGTTAAAGACAATGTTTTGGTTTTATTGTGATGAAAGCGAAGAGAATAGCGTCGGCGCTGATTTAACAAGAATATTAATCGGTTTGGGCTTAAAAACGTGTGATTTTAAAGTGCTCTGCTTGAAAGCAGAAGGCTTCGGAAGCGTGCAACGGTCGTTCGTTGTTTAAAAAATAAATTTAAATTTACAAAAAAAGGATTTTTTATGGACAAAAAGTTTAATACGAAAGAGGCGGCAGATTTTTTGGGGATTGATCGCTCTTTTTTTTCTATGCACTACACCCACCTGCTCGTGTCAATCAGCTGGGCTGATGGTCAGCGCAGATTTTATAAAAAGTCAGATCTGGAGCTTGTGGCGAAGATTATTTATGAGAAGCCAACCCATAGGGAAAAGCAGCAGGCGCTTAGAGAATATTTTTCTGGGGTAAAAAAATGAAACTACAATTAAGTAGGGATGGGGATGTTGTCGAAATTGGCTCAATTCACACGGCGGCTGGTGAGGTTTTTTTTGGGGGGCGTGGCGAGAGCGACGCGGCGTTTATGGCCTACCCAAACAGCGGGGCTGGCAGGATTGATTTTTTGGCAAATAGAAATTTTAGCTTAATTATCGAGCTTTTAAAAAAAGAGCACGTGGGCGTTTTTATTGATGAAAAATGGGTAGCAGAACAAATCGATGGTTGTGTTTTTTTAAAGAAGCGCCCGCCCCATCTTTATATTTGTTCTGAATGCGATTCGATTTTAGGCTTGGTTGATTGTTTTAAAGAGGATGGCTTCTCAAAAACATTTTTAAAACCTTGCGAGAAATGTATAGAGGACGCGCTAGAAAGTGAGCCGGATAGACATTCTGAAAGCGCTGGATTTTAGCCGAGCACTGTTTTTTTATAGGAGAAAAAAATGCAACAAAAAAATATCGATTACTGCAAAATAAGTGGTATCACCGGATCGAGGAGAAAGCCGCCGGCGTTTAAACACGCGAATTTAGCGCTCACCCTGTTCGCCATGTACTTTATTGTCCACATTTTGGTTTGGGGTTTAAAATGAAAGCCTCTGATTTTTTAGAGCAAAATAAACAAAAGGTGGTTGATGCGATTGTTTTAAAAGCGACAATTACTGATTTGATTCGAGACGGGGTGTTGGGCGGCGGCGACGGGAGTTATTTTTTAAAAGGATAGAAAATGGACAAGATTGAAGTGTTTTTAAAAAAGCATGTGGATGGTTTAAAAAATATGATTGCTGATCTAAACGCTCAAGTCGATCGGCTTTTGGTGGTGCCCTTTGATCAAAAAAAGCCAGAGGCGGCGGCTGAGGTTGCAATAAAAAAAACCAAAATCGCTCTTATTGTTGGTCACTCCCACGAGTCGCAAGGGGCGGTGAATTATTTGGGGGAAACAGAGTTCTCATTCAATTCGAGAATAGCGGCGAGGGTGGAGAAGTTGTTTTTAGAGCGCGATTCGATTGTTGATCTGAAGGTGTTTTTCAGACCTGATGGGGTGGTGCCCACCGCTATAAAAAAAGTTGGAAAAGCCGTTGGCGAGTGGGGCGCGGAAGCGTCGGTAGAGCTGCATTTTAATAGTTTTAAAACCGAAGCAAGCGGGTGCGAGGCGTTAGTGTTGCGAGGTGGTGGGTTTGTGCCGATCGAAACTGATTTTTTAACTTGTTTTTTTGACAAATTTCACAAAGATTTTGGCATAAAGCGGCGTGGTTTAAAAATCGTAGAAAAAGGCGAGTCTGGGTTTTTAAATTTAAAAGCTGTTAAAGACAATGGTGTAAAAATGGCTTTTTTGTTTGAGCCTTGTTTTGGGAATTTCAAGACAAAAGAAAGCCAGGCAGTGTTTGAGAACGAGGAAAAGTACGCGCGATTTTTGTGCGACCAGCTGATTGCTCTTGCAAAAACTTTAAATTGAAAGTTAAAAAATGACAGATACTCTTAGTGCAATTTACGAAAAAATAAAATCAGCAAAACAGAATGGAGAAAAATATATAAGTCTTGATGAGTTTGGGTTTTTAGGCTATAAAAAGCTGTTTCACTTTTATCATGGTAGTCGACCTGAATTTCGTTGTGATGATATGCCTACACTCAAGTGTGAGCATAAAAAAATAATAGAGCAGTTAGAAAAAGAAGGTTATGAAATTTTTTTTAGTTCATATCCGCCGGGTTCGGATGATTTTTATGAAAGAAGTCATACTTTCAAATATGAGAATGGGAAGACTTCCACAATTGAAACTCATGGAAGCCAGTTTGATCGACACCTAGAGGATGGAGCAGAGCCAATTAGTGTTATGGCTGAGGTGCTCGTATATTTACCAGCGGAAAATAAAATGACAGATCAGAAAAAAATGGAAGTTTTAGCCAAAAATCAAATGGCGATTAAAGACGCGTTGAATTTTTTATTTAACGAGTTTGACGTCATGACTCCAGACGACATTGACAGCCAGCTTAATGGCGAAGGCGGTGTTGATGATAGCCTTAGGCAGGCGTTCCCTAACTTATTTTAGTGAGATTAAAAATGATAATTAAATTCAAAAAAATAGACCCAAACGCAACCGCCCCAACCAGAGCTACGCTAGGTTCGGTTGGATACGATCTGCACGCTTGTTTGAAGGTGGGGGCTGTAATCGAGCCTGGCGAAACTGTTAAAATCGGGACTGGCATTGCTTTTGGCGCGCTTTTAGATGAGTTTGGATTTGAACTCGAAAACTACGGCGGCTTCGTCTTCGCCAGATCAGGGCTTGCCACAAAAGATGGTCTGTCACCAGCCAACAAGGTTGGGGTGATCGATACCGATTATCGAGGCGAGATTTTTATTGCGCTGCACAATCACTCGAAAAAAGCCGCGTCAGTTGAACATGGCCAGAGAATTGCGCAACTGGTGTTTCAACCAGTTTTTCTGCCAATTTTAGAGGAGCTCGATTTGTTGGATGAAACGGAACGTGGTGCGGGTGGTTTTGGCAGCACTGGGGCTTAATGACAATGGAAAAGCGTGCTGAGAGTCAAACGAGAGATGCGGGCTTTTTTAGTTCATGGCTAAAACCGCTTGTGAAGGCGCAGGTTGTGGCGCAACAGGCAACCCAGCCCGTGGTTTTAGCGGCTAAAAAAGCGACAAGAAATTATATTTGCGGGCATTTTGAAAGAAAACACCACGCAAGAAATCGTTGTAAAAATTGCTACAGTACCGCTTTCGTTCGGATAAAAAAAACAAGATACGTTAAGCTGAGTTGTGGTCATTTTGACTCGCCTCACTGCGCGAAAGGACTTTGCAGAAAGTGCTATGACACGTCCTACTACTCTAAAAAAGGGTGGCGTCCAAGGTTTGAAAATTCCTTGTGCGGTCATCTTTCTGAAAAGCATTATGCCAAAGGGCTTTGTAAGCAATGTTATGGGCGGGCGGCCTATTTAAAAAAACAAGGAGTTAAAAATGAAAAATTGTAAAAATTGCGGGCACGCAAAAACTGTAAAGATTAAAACAACGGCTTTTTGGGGTTAAAACATGAGTAATCACGTTTTTGAATATGCGTGGGATTTGAAAGGTGGGTACCCATTAAAAAATATTGATAGGCATAAAATTAAGGTCTTTGGGATGTTTGTCTGTGGTGGCGGCTCGACAATGGGTTACAAACTAGCAGGGTTTGATCATTTGGGGGGGTGTGAGATTGATAAAAAAATATCAGAGGTTTATAAAAAAAATCACAACCCGAAATTTTTTTTTAATGAGGACATTAAGGTTTTCTTAAACAGAGAAGACTACCCAGAAGAATTAAACAATTTGGATATTTTAGATGGGTCACCGCCATGCTCTAGCTTTTCAGTGGCTGGGGATAGAGAAAAATACTGGGGTAAGGAAAAAAAATTCAGGGAGGGGCAGGCTTTTCAAGTTTTAGATGATTTGTTTTTTACTTTTATAAAACTGGCAAAAAAGCTACGCCCGAAAGTTGTTATAGCAGAAAATGTAAAAGGTTTAATTTTTGGAAAAGCTATTGAATATGCAAAAAAAATATATAAAGAGTTTAACGAGGCTGGGTATGATGTACAGGTTTTTTTGCTTGACGCTAGTAAAATGGGGGTTCCGCAAAAACGTGAGCGTTTGTTTTTTATATGTCGAAGAAAGGATTTAAATTTTCTAGCTATTAATCTTTCTTTTAATGAAAGAGAGATTGTTTATGGTGAAATTGAAGATGATTGTTATGAAAATAAAATTAGTAAATGTTATTTTGAGTATTTTTTAAAATGCGCCCCTGGAGAATCTTTAAGAAACCACCACCCAAAAGGACATTTTTTTAATTGTTATAAAACAAACAAAAACAAAGTTTTAAAAACAATCACGGCAGCCAGCGGGTCAATTGCCTTCCATTATGAAAAACATAAAGGCCTTTCAAATAACGAGTTAAAGCTTGCTGGCTCATTCCCTGCCGACTATGATTTTTTAAAACTTGATCCAAAATATTTAATTGGGATGTCCGTCCCGCCGGTCATGATGGCGCAGATTGCCAACCAGGTTTTTTTGCAAATGTTTAAAAAAGAAGCTGTTTTTTTTAAACATAACGAGAACGATTTGACAAGTTATATTGATTTTTTGGTAAGACAGAAAGATTTATTTTTAGGGGAAAGACATGAGTAATCACGATTCAGAATCTTTTAGGAATGGCGCGACTTGTGCGATTGCCATTTTTCAAGGCATGAGAAACAACGAAGTTTTTAAAACAGATCCAAAGCTGGCTATTCGCGCTCTGTTTGAAGTCGTGGACGAATTTGATATTTTTGAACTGGAGCGAATTTATTTAAGCGAGATTTTAAAAAATGGATAAATACCAACTACACCACGGCGATTGTTTTGAGTTTTTAAAAAGCCTTGAATCAAATAGTGTGGACGCTATTGTCACCGACCCACCGGCTGGGTTTAGAAGAAGAATATGTCGACATTGCGAAAAAGCGCATTGCTCTTGTGTTGAAACAAAGCCAGTTATTTTGAGGTGAGAGAATGATAACAAAAAGCGAATTGCATTTTGAAGGGATTTTAGAAGCAATGGCAGAGGAGGGGCTTTCGGTTAGAAAAGCGTGCTTAAAGTTTGGTGTTAAAACATCAACTTTTTTAAAATATGTGCAAGAAAGTGGAAAAAGTGAACAATACGCGCGCGCACGCGAGGCATCATGTGACGTTTTGGCAGACAAGCTATTGGATGTGGCAGAAGAAACGGTTTTACCAGGGCAAAATGGAGGGCTTGACGCAGCAAGCGTGAGCTACGCTAAATTGAAGGTCGATACGATTAAATGGCAGTTGGGCAAGCAGAGCAGACGATACACCGATAAATCGATAATTGATCACAATTCAAGCGATGGGTCAGCGCTTCAGCTGTCGGCATTAAAGCCTGAGCAATTGGAGGCTTTGGGTAAAGGGCTGCTGCCAAAAGGGCAAAAATACATAACGGACGATTTTGAAAAAGATGATGAATCGTAAAGCGCTTTTAAATATTTACAGAGAACATTGTAGAAAAAATAATCGCGCTGAGTTTTTAAGAATCATGCGCGCTCAAACTCACGAGCATTTTTGGCATTTATTTGACGAGACTCACCCTGAATATAAGCAGCGCTTTGGATTTTTTGAGGGGGGGCGCGGGGGTGGGCGCTCCACGAACATATCACGATCGATTGTGTCAATCGCTTTGGATAAAAAATTGAGGATCATGGCTGGGCGCTCTTTTCAAACGTCGGTTGAGCAATCCTGCAAACACGACATTATCGCTCAAATCGAAGATATGGGAGTTGTCGAAAGCTTTAAAATCCTCAAGCGAAGTGGAAATATCCTATGTTTGACAACTGGTGCTCTAATCATGTTTGGCGGGTTTGAGAGAGCAGACAAGACTGTTAAATCAATGTCAAAAATCGATCTGTTGTGGTGGGAAGAAGCGGACTCCGCTATGGAAGCCATGCTAGACAAAATCGAGCCCACTGTTAGAAAGAAACGCAGCAGGATTATTTTTTCTTGGAACCCTACTAAAAAAGATGCGCCAATAGAAAGATTTAAAGAATTATACAGAGAGAGCACTTTAGGCAGTGTCGAGAGAAAAACCAACTACACCGAAAACCCGTGGTGCACCGAATCTCTTATCGCGGCTGCGGATCTGCTAAAGAAAAAGGACTACGAAAAATACTTACACGTTTTCGAAGGATGCTTTTTCAAAGCCTCTCAACATTCGATTTTGGGCAAAGTTGTAAAAGAATTAAGCTTTGAGACAACAGACGACATGAGTACCCCGATGATCGGGATTGACTGGGGGTTTTCAAAATCAAAAACCACAATTGTTGAATGTTATTTACGCGGGCGAGACCTATTTGTGCGGAGATGTGCTTTTAAAGTAGACTTGGGGCTGCTAGATACGCCGCCGTGGCTGATTAAACATGTGCCACTTGTGTTAAAGTACACGAGTAGAGCTGATTCTGCGAGACCTGAAACGATTGACTTGTGTAGAAAGTCAATTCCTTTAATCAAGGCTGTTTTAAAACCACCAGGATCTGTTGAAAGCCGCGTAAAATACCTACAAGGCCTCGATAATATTTACATCCACCCAGAGTGCCAGCGTGGCACTGCTGAGGAGTTGATATCGTATCAATGGAAGCTAGATCGCTTTGGCGAGGCTACAATGGTTCCTGAAAAAGAGAATGATGACATCGCTGACGCGATAGGATATGCAATACAGCCAAAAATAGGTGATAATAGAGGCGGTTTTGTTTTTGCTTAAGGCATAAAGGTTTAAAGATGAACATTTTACAAAGAATTTTTGGTAAAAAAGCATCCTCTTCTGTTTCGTACGCAACTTTTGGAAATTATAGCGATGTCGCTGAGATCACGCATTATTCTCAAGCTTTAGAAAACAACAGCGTTGTTTCAAATGCCGTTGATCTTGTGGCGAAAGCGTGCATGGGCACTAATCCTACATGCGTAGACAATGGGAAAAATGCTGATGTTTTAGCCAAAAAGTTATTAAACAATCCCAGCGACATGGTGAGCGGTGATGAGTTTTTGTACAAAATAATTGAGGATATTTATCTTGGCGGCCATGCTTTTGTTGTTTTCATTGGAAATGTCAGGTCAGAGCCACTGGAGATGTATAGAGTCGACCCTACCAAGGTTTCTACATTTACAAATTCGTTTAATGATGATGATCGCTATCAAGTATTAAATGATAAGTACCAGGGACTGTATCTTAAACAAGGTGAGCGCTTTTTAAACAGTCAAAATGAATTTTTAGAGATCATTAAGATTCAACACCCGTCAAAACGCTCGATTCTTAATTCGTGTCGTGAAGAGATCAATATCTTGGCTGTCGGACTGGCTAAAAATGGTGCGATGTTATCAAATGGTGGGCGCATCTCGATGCTTTTATCTTTTAAGGACTACGTCGGACAAGACGAATTGGCTGATCGAGTCAATTCAATCGAGAGAAAGGCGCGAGAGAAAGGTGGCGGTGGGTTTTTAGGTATCGTTTCAGGCGAGAACGGCGTTGACGTAAAAGAAATGGGGCTGACCCCAAAAGACATGGATTTTATCCAATTGCAAGAGATTTGCAGACGCGAGGTGTATTTTAGATGCGGGATTCCGCTGCCTCTTATCGATAGCGCGGCTGCGACTGACAACAATATGGCGGCGGCAAAAATGCAGTTTTACACAGAAACGGTGATTCCGCTTTGTGATCTCGTTTACTCAAAAATCGGTGCGCTGATCGCTTTTCGCGAAAAGAAAAAATACACGACACTTACGAATCAATTTTTAATACCAGCGGTTCGCCATCAGGTTTTGGGTGAGTTGGAAAAGAGAAAAAAAATAGGGATTGAAACTATAAATGAGATGCGGTCTTTAGCTGGCTTGGAGCGCATTGAGGGCGGTGACGAGGTGTTTATCGAAGCTCGAATGGTTGGGCTTGGTGATAATCAATCAAATCTAGGCTAAATTAATGGATATTAAACAAGAGTTTAAAGAGCGCGAGAAGCTAGAGAAAGAGGCAACCCCGCTAATTTTGGCAGCGCTTTTAGCGATAGACAAAAGTTTTACAATCAATGGTTTCGCGTCTAGCGAATCAGTGGATTTTTCAAATCAAAAAATGTTTTTGGCGCGTAGGCTTGGTTTTGAGTTTTTAGGGCAAAACGCTGCAAACCAAATAGCGCAAAATGCTATAGAAGCCAGCGATGATTCTTTTTTATGGGCACAAACCGCATCTGCTCGAATCGTTCAGACTTCACAAGAGATAATCTCAAGCGCAACAAGAGATGTTGATATTTTAGAGCGAGAAGCTGTAGTTAAGAATGTTTTGAACGATAGAAGAGCTGATCGGGCTGAGTATTACGCGATTGACGCGGTAAATGGAGCTGTCGAAAGTGGTAAAAACGCTGCGATTGCTGCTTTGGCTATCACGCAGCCTATTAAGAAGACATGGCGAAACGCAGGGGACTCGAAAGTCAGGAAAACGCATGTCGCAGCGCAAGGTCAAACTGTGTTTTTTTTTGAGAGTTTTACAGTTGGTGGTTTTGCGTTAAAATACCCAAAAGACTCAAACGCGCCTTTATCTGAAACTGCTAATTGTCGCTGCGGTGTTGAATATTCAATCAGTTGGAGTAAAAGATGATCATAACAATCCCCGAAAATGCGGTCACTAACGTAAGTGCGCTGCTACCAACAACCCCAACAGACTCAAACGGGGTTGCTTTAAAATTCGCCAATGGTGAGGTTTCGTATTATTTGAACTCGGGGGCGACTCCTGATTTTTATGCAGACGCCGGTTGGCAACGAGCCAAAAACAACGAAGTTGTTAGAATGGCGGTTGGGGAGACTGTTTTGTGGGTAATATCTACAAAAGACGTAGATATTGATTTTGAAGTTGTCAATTTATTGTCCTCGGGAAGCGAGAACATAACGCTTAAAACATCATCAAAAGGCTCTACGGCAGCAGGCAGCCCAACAAGTAAAAATATTGACGCAGACACCCAGGCTCTGCACGTGGTTTTAGCAGAAGCGGTAAAAACAAACGGTGTTCCCGCCTCGGGCTTAACTCCTGTCACAGGCACCTTTTCTTCAATTGGTCAAAGCGCTCATTTTACACCAATCGCCGGTCGAGATTTTAATATTCTAGTGATTTTTAGTGGCGCTGTTGGGCAAGTGAATTTAGAGCGAAGCTTTGATGGGATCAACTTTTTAACAATAACCGGCTCTGGTTTAGGAATCATGCGCTTCACTGCTGACGCTAACGAGCAGTGGGGCGATAGTGAGGTTGGGGTGACATACAGGTTAAATTGCACTGCGCTATCTGCGGGAACAGTGATTTATAGAATATCACAATAGGATGAAAAAATATGAGTAAATCTGAGTTTGGCGCCGCGGCTGGGTTGGCGTTTTCTAGGCAAGCGGCAAATAAATTAGTGGCATCGCAATCCGCAATGCTTGCCTTGACAGGTATTTTTCCAGGGCAAGTTGTTATAAGAGAGGACGATAATTATTACAATTATCTTTTAAAATCTCTGCCTGCCAGCAACCTATCTAATTGGCAGCCGATGGGCAAAGAAGCTTCAAAAGTTGCAGATGTAATAACCGATGGTGTTACTACAATTGCCCCCTCTCAAAATGCGGTATTTGACGCTTTGGCATTAAAAGCGACTTCTCTTTCTTTTAGACAAGAGTCAACAAGGTTTGTAGAGTCAACGTACGGCTCCGATGCAAATAATGGATTAACCCTAGATAAGCCATTTGCGACTGTTCCTATGGCTTGGAATGGTGTAAATCCTAGCGGACAAGTAAAAATTCTTGGCGGGTCTACTTATAATGTAGGAACATTTACTTTTGATGCTTCAAAATCTTCAATTAAAACAATTTTAGACAATGGAGTTAAAATAACAGGGACTATTAATTTAGTTGTCGGCAATAGCTCAATGCAATTTTTTGATGGTAAAATTGCTGCGACTGTTAACGATGCTTCGGGCGGCACTTGTTATTTTAATAATATTGATGTTGCTGGTTCAACCCTTAATTTTAGCAATGGTGGTTATAAGTTTATTGGTAACTCTACCTCTACGCCCAATGTTATTAATTTGACAGGAACGGGTGGCACTCTTCTATTACAAAATATTACAGGCGGTATTGTTTCTCTTAATGTCGGTGCAGGTTGGACCGTTGTTCATTATAACTGCACAGTCGCTATTTTATCAAATGCCGGAACTATAATTGATGGATTACATATTCCAATTTCTGGTTTAATTGCAAACCAAACGGCTTTAAATGTTATTCTCGCTCAAACTAGCTCGGTTTATTTTGGTTATTATATTGTCAATTTTGACAATCCTGTTATTACAGGAATGACAATAGCTAAGGGCGATGTATTCTATAAAGTAAGTGCGACTGGAAATACTAAAATTTATACTTTTGGTAACGCTCCTGCAAGTTTCAGCTTGATTGTTTCGGCAACACAAAGAAGCACAATTATAAAAGACATAGATAAGTGGATAAACTCAAAAACTGAAACTGATGCAAGCCTTGTTCTAAAGCAAAATATCACGGATAATACACTAAATACAACTTCGAAAACAGTCCCTGGTGCTATTAACGAGCTAAAAGCCAGCATTGGTGGCGCGATCCCAAGCGACATAAAAACAACAAGCGGAACTATTGGCTCGTCGGCAAATACAATTATTAATTCCGAAAACTCAACAACACAAACCTTAACAACCCAAAATATTGGAACAAAGAGATATTTTAAAAACATTGGGGCTGGGCTTGCAAAAATAACAGCAAGTGGTGTGATTACAGATGATAGCTTAGTGCCTTTGTCAACATTCCCACTTATGCAAGGCGAGGAGTTGGAACTTGAAAGTCAAGGTTCTGGAAACTGGATTACTTTGAAAGCTCCCAAAAGAACACGCGTTCTTAAAATGTTAAACTCAAACGGTATTTATGTCGGTCCGACTGTATATACACATAGAGGCGATATTGGACATCAGCCATCTTACAGATTTGCTTCAAAAAACGATGGGACGACACAGACAGGAAGTCAGGTTGCAAGAAGACTATTCCCAACAAACCCAACATCAGGCTTTGCAGATGCAAAAGCAAAATGGAAGCCGGAAAGCATTATTTCTGGCGATAGTGGTTTTTTGTTGCACACAAACAATATCTTGTATGGATTTGGGGAAAATGAAGGTGGGCAGTTCAACCAAGGGAATCAAATAGATGCATCAAGTTTGGTTACCATTGCCCAAGATGTTGTGTGGTTCCGTTGTACAGCGTCGGCAGGTTCAAATGGTTATGAACAAAACTGTTTAATATACAAAACGACAGACGGACATATTCGTTATTCTGGACCCGATAGACAAGGTCAGGCAGGTTTAGGAACAACTGCAACAGTAAGAACAACTTCGGTTGTTTTAACGGCAGGACACCCAGACTCGGCAATTGCATTTACAAAGGCTGCTACCGTACCTGCGTTTTATGATTTTCAGTCTAATATTCTCACAATTACAGCAGCAGGGAATAGTGGATTAAACAGTAACGCAGGTATTCTTGTAGGTCAAAAGGTATCTGGCACAAACATTCCGGCGAACACAACAGTTGTTAGTTTGATTGGCACAAACCAAATTCAAATTAGTAACGCACCAACGGGAGGCGCACCTGCTACAAACGTTACTTTGTCGTTTTATGGATGGTTAAATGTTGGCGACCTTGAAGACTGTTGGATTTCAAGCTCTTACGATAGCTTTCACATTTTATGGCAGTTTAATAATGGTAGAAAATTTTTCACAGGAGCAAACCAAGGTGCCTTTGGTAATGGTGCAACAACCACTTCGGCAATTCCAATTGAAGTAACACAATTTTGGGGTAGGATTGGTGCAGAACCAATAAATGATGGATTAAATTGGCGAATAAAGCAAGTTATACATGCCAGTGGCTACTCTGACGGAACGACTGCGGCAATTCATAACTGGTGCGGAATGTTGCTTGAAAACATTATAACGGGGGAGCAAAGGCATCAAAGAAGTGGGCAAAATACTTGGGGAATGATTGGTAACAACACAACTACACAAGTCCTAAGTCCGTTTTTAGTCGCTTCAACTATTTTAACTGACGCCCCTGCAATTCCAGTGCAAGGTAGAATTAGGCAAATTGCAACACAGGGGGCGGCGATAGCTTCGGTTTTTGTTGTCTTTGAAAACGGGACTGTCTGGGAAAACGGAAGAAACGATGTTAATCAACTTGGTGACGGAACGGTAACGCAAAGAAATACACCGTTTCAGTTAAGAGAGCTTGACGGCGTTACTTTCGTTACCGACGCAAGAGAAGTTTTGTCAAACAACTTTAACGCTTCCCAGCATCAATGGGACAGCCCTGCATTTATTAAAAGGGTAAGCGGTAAAACCAGCGCCCAGGGTTACAATCTATATGCAAACGCTGGTATTGGTGGCTTGGCTAATATTGTAAGACCTGCATTTTTACCTTACGATGAGCACCGCTACGGTGCAATTATGCAAATTGCACAGTGTGGTCTAGAACGAACCAGAAAAATATATTTTGCTGTAACAGAATCAGGTAAGGTATTAATTTGGGGTAGAAACTATGAAGACCAAGTATTTGAACAGCTGGGAAGAGGCTTTTACGACCAATACATTGGCAGACCGATTGAATTTACATCTTTTGATAATTTGGGGTAGCCATGTTAAATTTAACAAAATATTTGTGTGAAATGCAAGGAGCAGGGCTCCCAAATGATGATGATTATGTTTTTTTGCCAAAAATAACAGATGAAACAGACCGAGACTGTTTTAACAGGTGGCTTGATTTTGAGAAAAATACCTCTGCATCATCAAGAGAGACTTCTGAGGAAAAAGCCTCAAGATTCGCGCAATGGAGTTTTGAGAAAAAAAAGAAAGAGGTATTGGATTTTTTTACTGGTGAGTTTGAAAAAGCAACGAGCCCGGAATCTCAAATGGATATTGTTTTTGCAAAAGACAGTCAAGTCGGATATAAGATAAACACGAAAATCGCCGCCTTAAGAAACATCATGATGGACTCGAAATCTATCAATGATCGATTTGTTGGATTCTACAATACGGAAAACAGTTTTTATTTTGAGGTGGCTGGTGATGATATTCAAAAGCGCGATCAAATAATAAACACGGTACTTGATAAAATGTCTTTGTTTGTTAGGAAAAGAGGCTGTATCCAGGGGCGAGGACTTTCAAAAATTGAAAGCCTAACAACGATTGATCAACTTCAAAATTTTATGGCTGGGGTTGGCGATTTTGACGAAGATGGGCAAAATTTTGGCTGGGGGTTTTTTAATAACAAGCTAAGATTGTTTGTCAATGGGGTTTTTAATGTTCAAATCCAGGTTTTTAAATTTGTGTCAGGGAGTCGGGTAGAGATTTTGGGGGATGATAAAGAAATGTTTTTAAAATCTATTGAGGTGCCTTTATGAAAAAAATAATCGCTATTTTACTATTGCTGCCAACTTTCGCTTTCTCAAAATGCTTGGTTGGAGTCGGTCTGGAAGGGTCTGGAAGCTCAAATTCCGCTTACAGCGAACCAATGGCAGGGCAAATCCAGCGCAGCTTTAAAACGGTGGCGGCTGGGGTTAAATGTGGCGCTTTCACACTATCCACAACCGATTTGGGCGGGATAAACGACGGCTACGAAGTTGTTGTTGGGGGCGTAAAAACACATATAGACGTGTCGCGATGGACTATTGGCGGGGCGGCTTACACGCATCGTACCGGTAGTTTTGAGATCGGGTTGGGAGGCTCTGTTTCAAAAATAAAAACATATAGCGCGAATGGTCGAGACTCGTATTATCAGCCACATCTTGTTGTTGGGCTTGCTCACAAAAGCGGGCTGGCAGTTTTTAACTCGTTCGGCTGGCGTAACGGGAGCCTAACCATGACAACTGGTTTTTATCTTACATTTTAAAACATGATGAATTTTAGCGATTTTATTACAAAAAACAAAACAAATATCGCGGTAAATGCTTATGTGTTTGTGGCGGGTCTGGGGTTTGACGCTATCGCTCAAGCTTTGGGCGCGAAACTAACAATTGAAGAGCGTTGGGTTTTTTATTGTGGCATTCGTTGTGTTTTTGGTGTTTTGTGCCTATTTTTAATGCACAGCAGCCGGGCGAGCAACGGGATTGTTTTTGAGTACTTGTCGTTTAGCGTAGTTGTAATTGGCATGACTGGAGTGATATCAGTTCCGCTGCTAAATGCGTTCAGCTCAAATATATTTTTTCAACACATTGTGTTTTTCGCTGGGCGCGTAGCGATAGCTTGCAAGCTAAAGCAAAAATGGGGGGTTCTGTGAGCGAAAGAGAAAGCGCAGCTGGGCTGCCAATATGCTCAATCGCGCTGATTGTCAGCCCATTTTTCGATGGATACATGTTGTTGTTTTTCGCCTGTGTTGGCGGCTCTGTTTTTCATTTAATATATGGAACCAAAAGGAAAAATACAAAAACCGATTTCGCTGGGTATCTAATCTCATCGTCTGGAGCTTCTTTCGCGGCGGCATTTTTAATTCATAAGCTGGTGTTTTTCACTAGCTTGTTTAATGGGTCAATCCGCGATCATCATGCTGCTGCCGCCGTTGGTGTGGTCTTGTCGCTTGCTTACCCTTATATAATAGATTTACTGGGGTTCTGTATAGAAATGTTTAAAAAATACGCAGAAAAGAGGGTTAAGAAATGAGTTTTTTTCTTATTTTTACAAAGGCTTTTTGCTTGCTGTGTATAGCACATGCGGTGGCTGGCGGGCTGGATGATAAAAAAGAATTTAACAAACATCATGTTTTTTTGTGTTATATTTTTGGTGTTGGCGGCTTGTTTTTTGATTATTTTTCAATAGTCGCTATGTTATTTTTTATAATAACAGGTCAGTTTGGGATAATGTGGAAAAATAGGGCGGGCGCGATATTTATGATAGAAAGCTTTTTTATGGTTTTGTTTACCCCAAAAATCAAATTTTTTTTGTGGATTTTTGCTGTTTTGCTAGGACTTAGCGCGGCTTCACGCGCTTTTGGAGTGTTTTATGGATAAGAAAAAGTCGTTAGAATTATTTTTCGATAGAATCGTTAGTGGCGGTGATCAACCGCCGGTTTCGATTGCAAAATACGACGGGAAGTTCTTTTCAAAAATCATAAAGTTTTTCACGGGCGGTTGCGCTGATCACTCAGCTACCGTGACTAGGGTTTCTAAAACCACAATTCAGATTTTTGAAATGAGTGCGCTGGCTAGGTTAGTAGGTGGTGGTGGTGCGGTAGACGCGTACTACGACAAAGAAGAATTTGTAAAGCGTTTTCAGGACTCTAAAGCATTCGCGGCGGGGTGGATAAAACCAGGCATTAAGACAAATAGCGTTGCTGCTCTTTCTTTTTTGATCGGGGAGTCTGCTAAAAAAACGCGCTACGGTTTTAATTTGCTTGACGATTCTGTTGGAAAACTAGACAAAATAAAACGCTTTTTCTGGTTTAAAAACAACAAAAACTCAAATGATCTCGTATGCTCTTTTTTAACAATGGGTTGTGATATTCGACTTTGCGACGAAGCGAAAGAGGCTTTTAAAAAAGACGATAAGCCAACACCGATTGAGTATATCGAGATGTCGTCATCTTACAGAGACTGGGTTAACGTTTTCGGGAATATGGTATGACTATAAAAAGGCTAGATTTTGCAATTGACAAAAAAAGCGTAAGCACTCAGGACGACTCTTTTCGGTGGGGCGGTTATGTAGCAGGGTACGGCAATATCGATAGCTACGGCGATGTGATAAATAATGGCGCTTTCGCTAAAACGATAGGCAAGACCGTCCCTGCTATGTTTGAGCACAGCACAATAGTGGGCAAGATGAAAGCGATCAGAGAGGATGAGTACGGGCTTTTTGTGGAAGGCAGGATGCTGCCTGGGGCCGCGCAAAATCCTAAAGTCGGCGACGTATCGGCGATGCTGCGTTGGATGATGAGTAGTGATGACATGTTTGATGCTGTCGAGTATAAAATGAGTGTTGGTGTTCGTGTGATAAAATCCTCGAATGGCGAAAAAGACGGGCAAAAAGTTAGGTTTTTAGAGGAATTGGAACTTATAGAAGGCTCTATTGTGATGTTCGCTGCGAACGAAAACGCTGTAATCACAAATTTTAAAAGCGATTCTTTTTTGTCTGTTTCTGATATCGAAAAGATGTCCACCCGCGAGCTGGAGGCGGCGTTTAAAAATGGTGTTAAAATGTCTGATAATTTAGCGAAAAGTGTTATCTCAAAACTCAAAAGCCAAAAGGATAGCGCGATTGATTGGAGCTTGGTCGTGAAAGCGATTAATGGATCATAGCGCGGGAGGCGCTTGTGTTAGGGCGGGACGCCATTGGTTTATTTTTAATAATTTTGGAGCATAGGAAATGAGTGATCAACAAATCGTAGCTGATATCACCAAAGGGATTGGTGAGCTACACGAAAAAATTGAAAAGTTTGGAAAAGAGTCAGCTGATGTGAAGTCTTTTCAAGATAAACTGATGACTGATGTTAAGAATTTTGAGGGAAATAGGCAGGAAATTGATAGAAAACACAAGGCCTCTCAAGAGAGAATCGAGGCATTAGAAAAGCATTTAGCTAAAGCAAACGCGCCTCAAAACATTGATGTTAAAGAAGTAAACTCTATTTTTGATGACTTTGTTAAGAAAGCGCAATCTCATGAGACAGGGATGAGTGATTTTTTAACAAAATCTCAAAGTGCTGCCAATGCTGCAACAGGTGGGCAAATGATCACGCCAAACTTATTGTTAAATAGGCTAATCACCAATATTGCGGACGTTAGCAATATGATTAGCGAATCAACAATATTTTCTGGCGATAACATGTCCAGTATCTCGATCCCAAAAGAAACGATTTTGATTGGCGATAGAGCGCCAGTTGGCGAGAAACAAGAATCAAAAGACGAAACAGATGTGTCGTATCAAGCGGTAACAATTAATGCTACTAGATTACACACTCTTACAGCAGCGACTTATGAATTGTTAAAAGCTCAGTCTGTAATTACAGAGGCTACGATTGGTAATAGATGTTTGACTAATCTGACGAATCAAATTCAAAGATTGTGTGTTAAAGGCGATGGCATTAGCAAGCCAAAAGGTTTTTTAAAAGAAAAATATCTTTTGGATAACGCTTTACCTTCACAAGGTCAGACAGGTGACAATACTAAAGTTACCTGGACGGATGTGATCAATGTTCAGAGACGATTCCAATACTCAAGATATAGGGGCGTTGGTAAATTTTATTTGAATTTTGATGTTTTTGCTGATCTAGCAACAGAAAAAGATGGTGAGGGTAGGCCTATCTATATGCCAGGTATTAATGGTGCGAACCAAAGCACCTTGAATGGGAAGCCATTCGTTTTTATGCCTGATATGGATAAGGTTTTATCAGCAAATACAATGCCATTGGTTTTTGGCGACATGAAAGCGGCCTACACCATTTTATTGGACGGGAACTTCAATGTATACAGAGATGACATAACTCAGCAAAAGGTTGGGATTATCTTGATTGGGTTGGCAACGATGGCTGGTGGCGCAACTGTAGACGAAAACGCGCTTGTAGCAGTTAAAGGAGTATAAACATGAGTGTTCAAAAAAATCTATCACAAGCCTTTAAGGGTATTCAGTTGGCGGCAAACACGCCATTGACTTTGGCTGGCTTAAACTACGCCTCGGGCGTGATGCTTTACTTCCCGACTGGAGCAGCAAATATCACGATCACGGAGAGAAGTACAACGACTCCTGCGAACGATGGTCTTGTGCCAACAGAACGGCTGGTTTTTAATCCTAGCCAGGTATCAGCAGCGCAAGTTGTTGTTGATTCTGCAAATAAGCGATTTTCTATTTCAGGAACTAATACCGCTTTCATTGGGTATTACAGCTCAGCGTATCACGATAGAATCGAGTGCAACACCGCGTGCACGGTCGTGATTATGGGCTCTAAAGACTGGAAGGAGTTCGCATGATAGCGCAGCTCGATTTTACCTGGCTCGACCGCGAAAGTGGAAAAGTCAAGTCTTTTAAAAAAGGCGATGCTTTTGATCTTAAAGCTGATAGGCAGTTGGCTATCGACTTAGGCTACATTGCCGAAAAAAAGACAAAACAAAAAGACGAGCCAGTTGAAAAATGACAAACTTTATAGATCAGCCACCACTTTCTGACCCATCCCCGCTTTTGTTGGGTCGGCTAAAACAACAACTCAAAATCCTTGATAACACGAGAGATAGCGAGCTGCTGGGGTGGTTGTCTATATCAATTGATCTTGTCGAACGCTACACCTGGAGGGTTATCCGAGAACGCTTAATTATCGGGCAATTCTCCAGCTTTATCAGCAGCAGAATAGAGAATAACGAATGTGCCGATGTTTTAGACTTTAGAAGAACGCCGACGAATGAGTTGGTGCAGGTTGTTTATAAAGCAAGCGCTGGTGATGAGGTTTTAGACGCGCATTTTACGATAGTTGATAGCTATGCAGAGATAGCTATTGATTCAGAGCCTGCGATTCTCGATAGCGAAAAAGAATACCCAATCGAGGCGACTTGCAATTGCGGCTATAAGATAGTTTTGGGGGGTTGGGCTTGCCCTGCTCCTATTCAACAAGCCATTATCTCAATGGCGGCGTGGGCGTACTCCAACCCTTCCGATTGCGGCTCGTCTGGTTGCTCATGTTCTGGGGCTGGGTCTATGTCAAATGGCATTCGGCTGCCACACGAAGTTGCGTTATTGATAACCTCCTATCTAATTCGAAGGTTTGATTGATATGCGCTGCGAGTATCGCAAATACAAAAAAGAGCGGCTTTGTGTTTCAGATTTAACCAAGGTGGCGACGCTAATAAGTAGAGCGGCTGTTGGCGAGAGCCTTTTTGATACAGTACAAAGCATTACACAAGAGCTGGTGATAAAACAGGCATATTGTGCAATGCGGAATCAGCTTGTCCAGAACAGAACATCGGATGTTAGGCACAATGGCATAAATATAGGCAGCGATGCAACGCATCTAATCTCTTTTCGTTTTAAGGACGTAAGCGATGTTGTTTTTGATCCAGCCGTAGTGTCGCTCGAGGTTGAATTAATAAGATATAGAGTCATGTCGGTTGTAAACGTTGGCGAAAACAACGAGATTGTAGACTGCCACTGTGTTGTTCGCGGCGATGTTGGATCAAACCAGGTGAGAACATGATTACTCTAAAACTCATCAAAAACATTAAGGCTAACGGGGTTGTGCCAGCGATTAATCAATCGCTAATCGATTGGGGGCGCGTTTTAAAGGATTATCACGTTTCAAAACTGACAAGCGGCAGTCGAAGTGGAAGGCTGTACGGTTCTCACCGAGCATCGGCTCCAGGCGAGTACCCAGCAAATCGAAGCGGGACTTTGGTTCGATCAGTTGGGGTGGACGTGAAAAATAAGCAATTGATTTTTGGCGAAGGCGCTACTTATGCTAAATTTTTAGAGTTTGGCACAAGAAAAATGGATGCCCGCCCACATTTAAAAAGGTCAGCTGATGCTAAAATCGGTCATCTTGAAAAGCTGTTTAATTCAAAAATACCGAGAGGCATGAAGTGATCAAACCAAGCGATGTTTTAAGGCAGCTTGTGCGGCGCTTACCGCATGAGACAACGAGATTTTGCGGCGCAGCAATTGTTAAATCAAACTTAAGAATCGAGTCTGGTTTTTTGAAGTTTGAAACAGCTGCGACGCTGCCATATTTTGTTGTGCGCAATTTAAAAATGCTAAACCCGTGCAGTGCGGTTTACAACCCATCGTCAAAACTAACGATTGTAACAACGGCTCAAAAAAACAAGATCACAACGCCAAAAGACTCATCACGAAACAAGCTGGACACTCATGTCCAGACGGACGCTGGGGAGTTCCGCATTTTTAGATCTGTTAGCGCTTATATTTTTGAGGTGATTGGCGACGCTTCGGCTGCCGTCTTGCTCAAAGAACCTATATTTTACTCAGCCGGACTAAACAAAAACGTATCGGTAGTCGCTGGCACGGTTTCGGCAAAAATGAAAGAGTCTACATACGACTGTGTTTGCGAAGGCGAAGTTTTTGACTTTCGTTTAAACATAAACATCGTGCCAAACATAGACAGGATGGTGTCGCATTATGCAAGTTTGCCAAAAAATACCACTTCACTATGGGTGTATGTGATTTTTGGAGAGCGCCAAACAATCTCAAAGCCAAGCGCTGATGCAGGGATTATTTCAGAGGCGAAAGGGACTAATGATGAGATTTTAAAAGTGTCTACTGATTTTGATCTCTTCGTTTGGTGGGCAACAGACACTCAGCAGGAGGCTGCTAAAAATCAACAGGACGAGGCGCACTCTGAAATCTACGACATTCTAAACCGTTGCCTTTTTGGGCACATATCTGACGAGACGGGCAGTGGCGACTGGCTGTGTGTGCCTAAAAGTTCTGGTGGTGGGCAAAGCGAAACACTCGCCAATTACGTGCATAGGTATTCGTTTTTAGTGGTAGAATCGATTAATTATGCGGAAAATGGGCAGCGACAAGAAGTCGATTATTTTAACGAGCCAGCCACAAACATTGATTGGGCTTTGTTGATAAAGGCTGGCAACGAGCAGCCGCAAGAGCTTAAGATTGATTTTGACAATTTGAGAGATTGATATGAAAAAGATTTTTAAAAGCGTTTTGCCAGTAGATTTGCCATTTTGTTTGGCTGGCCAAACAATTGAAGTTGATTGTGATCAAAACGGCACCGCGGCAAACAAAGAGATTAGAAAGCGTGTTTTGGATGGAGGTTTGATTGAAGTCAAAATCGCAACACAGGAAATTGAGAAAAAATCAAAAGTGAAAGGAAACGAAAATGAGTAGCGTGTCAATACCTTATGTAAGCGCCCAGCTGGTGCCTGGAATAACAGGGGTCTCTTTAGAGCGCCCGAGGATGTTGGTTGTGGGTACGGTACCTCAATCTAAAAATTCTATTTTTGATGGCGACCCTTACAAGCTTTTGAGCGTTTCGCCGCTTTCTTCTTATGAGAGCGTGCCGCTAAAGGATTTGGCCACAACTTTTGGTACAGGCGAGCTTTACCACCGCTTAAAATACGCTCAGTTTGGCGTAAACAAGGCTTACCCAATAGATATTTTGCTTGTCAAAAATAACACGTCTACGGCGGCGACGACGACAATAACGTTTGCTAACAACGCGGTAGAAAAGGGCACTTTATCAGTAGATGTTTTTAATGGTTTTGAATTTAGCGCAACGGTTGCTTATGAAGCTGGCGCAACGCCAACAGCATTGGCAACAGCGGTTGTTTCACAGCTAAACACCGGGGCGAATAAGCCGTTCGCGGCAGCCAACGTCGCAGGGGTGGTGACTTTGACATGGGTTGACGGATTCGTTTCGCAGTCAGTACCTATTCATGTTGTTTTAAAAGACGCCGCAACAACCGCCGTTGTTTCTCATGTTGCGAACGTTGTGCCAACGCAGCCAGGCTCGGATGTGTTTGATGCGATCGGTGACACGCGCTATACGTCTATTTTGTGGCCAGAATGGCTATTTAATAGCGTTGGGGTCGCAAACTCGTTGCTATTAGATCGTTTTAATACGTTTAACCGAATTTTGGATGGTGTGGTTTATACAACGATCACTGAATCTTATTCAAACATTTTGCTTAATACTCAAACGTTGCAAGGGCAACCAATGAGCTTTTGGGCTGATAGAAAAGTGAATGGCTTGTTTGGCGCGTCTATCGGATCAAACAACAAAGCGATGCCGGATGTTAGAATGGCTTTTGTGGCAGGCGCTATTGATCGTTATCGCACCGAAGGCGCTGATTTGACTGACATCGTTAGTTCTGCCAATGGGCTTTTAGATTACACCGGCGGGGTTGCTTTGGCTTCTTTACCTTATCACAATATCCCCGTGCCAAAAACCAAACCTAGCAACCCATTGTGGTATTTTGACAATGCCGACCAAAGCTCTTTGAACGATTTTAATCTATCCACCTGGGGGGTGAACAGAGCTGGTGTCCAGGAGATTACTGGTCGTGCTCGCACCATGTGGAAGGTGGACGCGGCGGGCAACGAGAATAAAACATGGTCGCCTTTAGAACACTTGTGGACATCCTCTGTTGTTCGGGAGTATCAGTTTTTAAAAGTAAAGCAGTATTTGGCAAAGATGCGCTTGACTGGTGGGGCTTTGGTTATTGGGCGCAGCATGACAAACGCTACTCTTTTAAAAGAAGAGCTTATCGGCTGGTACAGCGAACTTGCTAAACAGGCGATTGTTTTGGATGGTGGCGAGTATATTGCAAGTTTTGCAAAAAAACTAACAGTTTCGATTGTGCCAGAGGATCAAAATGTGATAATCGCTGGGGTTTACCCTATCGTGACGCATGATGGGGCGGTATATTTTACAATCCAGACAGTTGTTGATTATTCACAAAGCGCATCTGTTTAATTTTAAAGATTTTAGGGGGTTTAAATGGCACAGACACAAAGCATAAGCGTTTATATTGGTGGGCAGAGCATTCCTACAGAGGCTAACAGCACCACTTTCGAAGCGTTCATTGATAAGAAAAATGTTACCCCTGTCGTTATTGATGGGCGGTTGTCACAGGTGGGTTCGTCGAACGACGGGGAAAACAATCAAAAAATAAAAATTAGATGTCCACTGGTTTATCAAGATGAGAATATTTTAGAAATAATCAATCGAGCAATTCGATCGGCTGGGGATAAGGGGGCTCGTTTGACTTTAAGGAATGATTCTGGCGTTGAGTATCGATATGAGAACGTACTTGTTACTGGGGGCGGCGAGATTACGGATAAAGACGGAAGATTTTTTGACGTTGAGTTTATGGGAAACCAAGTCGTAGCTTAAGGAGACAATATGATTTTAACTTTAAACGACGGATTTTTAGATTATAGCGACACGGCGAAGAAACATACTCAGATTGATTTGTGCGAGCCGGTCGCGCGGGGAAGGGAAGCAAAAAAAGCCTTTCGATCATTCAAAGACTTGATTGCCGGCATCGATTCTGAAGCGCAGCTAAACACGATAAAGATGATTAGTGGGATAGATTTTTCAGGGGTCGACTCAAAAAAAGATGTGAAAGAAGCCACTATTGAGGAAAAGGCGAAAGCGTTTTTGTCTCGCGGGGCGTGTATAAATAAAAATATAAGCAACGAGCTTGTGGATTCTTTTTTCACATTACTGAAAGCAGAGCCATCTATTTTGAAGGTCAATGATCGCAGTCTCACAGATATTGAAATCGTGTCGTTGTCAGCAGGTGACGAGACGCTGATTGCAGCGTGTTATGCTGCGGTTTTTATGATGAGCTAACAATACTTGACGACAAGCACCTGTTAGCTCTATACGTAGCGACTGTCAGCGATGGTGCGATTGGATATGGAGACGCTTTTAAAATGAGCGCCCACGATCTCTATCAAACTATCGATTTTTTAAGAGTTTTTAATAAAGAAGTTGAAAAAAACAAATCAGTAAGCTTTACTAGAATAAGAGAGTTGTTAAAATGAGTTATTCGCTTGAATACGTACTTCTTGTTAAAGATTTGATGACTCCATCTCTTAGAAAAATACAAGCTGAAGCTCAAAATTTAGTAAAAACATTTAACCAGTTTCAAGGCGTAAAGCCTTTTACTATCAAAGCCGATGCGTCAAGTGCCAAATCTACAATACAGTCTCTTAAACAAGAGCTTTCTGAATTAAAAAGCAAAACGATCAATATTGCAGCGACAAAAACCGGTACAGCATCGCCACCTATGGCTGGCGGCGGGTTTGGAATGGCTGGTATAGCCGGTGCGGCGGCTGGGTTTGTTGGCGTTAGTGCAGCAATTATGGGAGCCAAGGCATCTTTAGAGGCATTTATGGATGTCGAGTCAGCCCAGCTTGGATTAAGGAAGGCGCTTGATATTGACGGCGCACCGCTGGACGTTTACAAGAAAAAGCTACGCGACTTGTCTAGCGAGCTAGGCATTGCTCAAGAAAAAATTGTTTCTACGGCTGTTAGTTTTGCCAAAGCTGACTCATCTTTAAGCCCAGATCAGCTAACAAGGATCACAAAGCTTAATTATGCAGCTTCTTTAGCCTGGGGGGTAGAGGCAGAAGCCGCAACCGATGCTATGCAAGTCATGCAGGCGATATTTGGATTAAGCCCAGATGGGTTAGAAGACATGGCTAATAAAATCGACATGCTTGGTGATAAATTTGGCGTTCTGACTGAGAAATACCTTGTGGACTTTGTCACTGTTGGTGCTGGTGTTGGTAAAGCAATGGGTCTGTCAAAAGATCAGATTTTAGCGTTTGGTGTTGCGACTGGCGAGGCTAAAATCATCGCTTCTGAAGCCGCCAATATGCTAAAACACCTTGGAACTGTTGTGTATCAGCCAAAAGATGAGGCTATTGCGGCTTTTGAAAAGCTTGGATTGTCTTGGAAAAACCTTCAAAAAATGGATTCTGGCACTAGAATGCAGAGTATTTTAGTGGCACTTGACGCGTATAAGGGGTTGGATAAAGTAATTTTAGGAACCGATATTATCGGCCAAAATTACAACGACACGCTACTCCGGTCGATGGTAAACTCGCTAAAATTTGGCAAAGCAATGGATATGATGCAAGACAAAACAGCTTTGTCTGGGCGCGTCATGACCGCATTAGAAATGCAAGCTGAGTTAGCGCAAGGTCGTCTGGATCGAATGGGGCAGACGTTAAGAAATGTAGCTTTAGCTGGGGCTGGGGCTGTTATAGAGCTTTTGGCTGGTGCTCAAATATCACCAATTTGGATTGATATTGGCAATAACATTGCCCACGTTTGGAACACTTTAACAGGCGGTGCCGAGGGAGCAAATACTATTTTATCAACACTAAAATTCTTATTTTTGGGCGTGGCTATAGGAGTTCAAACCGTGGTCACCGGTCTCACTCAGCTGTTTAACATTTTATTTGGTCTTTTGGACGGGATCGTTAAACTTGGGCAAGGCGACTTTAGCGGGGCTTGGACTGCTTTAAAAACTGGCTTTATCGAAGCTGGCGAGGCTGGCACGAGATATATTGATTCTGTGTCAAAGGCTATTG